GAACAATCTGAGGACGATTCATTTCAACGTTCTGATTCACTGGGATCTGATAATACTGAGTCAATGAATGAGGGATTTCAGATCCCGCTAGAGATTTTCCTGACGTGGTCCGCGCGTACCAATCCGCACGAGTGTTTTTAAACACAAGCTGCTGAATATTTGGGTAGAGAATATCGTATGCCTTATTCTCGGTGGCAGTCACGGCTGTTCCACCGATACGACTCGATGCAGTGAAGTTTGAAGCCCCTCCGGCCAGAAATGTATAAGAATCCTGTTCGGCATCGACAACGTTTCGAGTGCCATTGATATCGCTTCCCAGGACTCCATTATAACTGGTACCCGAGGTTAGACCTGCGATGGTAACTTCTGATGTTCCGGCAATGTGGCCATGATTCTTCTGGAACACTCTGATCTTCTTTGTTCCGATATAGGTATAAAGAGGATTTGATTCAAGATTAACAACTGGAAGTGTTGCTTCGTTCAGGATAATATCACCCGTCGAAACAAATTCAGCGCGGCGAATCACGAACTTGATATCCAGATTCTGCTCGGGAATCCATGTCGATGCATTCTGAGACTTGAACATCACTCCAGCATATGGCTGTTTTGTAATGGAAAATGATGTGTTCGTGACATCGTTCTTCCCGGTCTCTGCAACCCAGATCTTATAGTTGCGAGAATTAGCATTCACCACGAAGCAGTATTCAGATGTATCAAGCAGAAATACCGGAGCAGAAAAGGTAAACTTCGTAGGCAAGGAGGCGCTAGAACTTGTTGCGACATCAGCGGCATTGACTGTTACCGTTGAAAATGGAACAATGATCCCTGTAGGAATTCCATTTTCCATTTCTCGGATCTCAAGAGTAACAGGTAGGGTAGAATCTTTAGACGCAAAGTACAGGTCAATCGATGTCAAAAATGCTCCACCTGGACTATCGACGATAAAACTCTGCGCAACGGGATCGACGTAGGTCTTAGCCTGCTGCAGAGCTGACGTTTGTGTTGGTGATAGGTATACTTTGCTCATGCTTTAAATTATTGTGTATAACGTTCGGCTTCAGGTAGAGTTGAAATATCCAGTGGAGCCGATGCTACGGTAAACGAAATCGTATTTGAATAATACGTCACACCGCTCCAAACCGCTCTTGCACGTACCTGATATGTACCAGGCAGAGCCGGAGAAATTCTAAACACCGCATTACCAGATATTCCGGAAGTTGTTCCGCTCTGATATACCAGAGGAACCCAATATCCGAAGTTAGGATCTGATGCATTTGATCTTTCTTCCATCACGAGGGATGCGAGAGAACCATATCCTGTTGCAGATGTAACAGCGATAAAGTTGAATGGAATTCCGTTATACTTCGGCGTGAGGCCCTGGATAGCGATACCAACAAACGGAGGTACAGAAGGAGCCGGTCCGGGCTTTGGCGTTGGAATTACTACCGGTGGCTGAACAGCAGGCGTAGGAGCTGGTACAAAGATTCCAGTTGCACGGTAAATGCCTTCAGCGTATGTAAAGGCTGAATCCGTGTTATTTAGAGAATTATCGATAATTCTGAATGTTCTTTCACCAGTGCGGAATTTCATAGCATCATTATGAGGAATGATGAATGACCCGATCACTTCTCCATAAGGGGTTGTCGTTAAGGGTGTGGCTCCAGAAGGATGCGCGGTCAGTCCGGCATAATTTTTATCATCCGGATTTGTGGTATAGTTAATCATCGCATCCTCTGTACGAACATAGTTCGTCATATCTACACCATCAAAAAACGCGTAAACTCGAGAGGAAGGTTTTAGACCGGTAGCTCTAAAATAGATCTTTCTGGAGCGAATGTATGGAACAATAGTATTGTTGACAACTGTATCAGAAACTTGAGAAGTCTGTGTGTTATTATAAACACCGCTCGATGGACGTGTAATCTGTCCAACGGTATTTCCATCAGATGCCAGGATCGATCCTCCGCGTACTGTTAAGGTTCCCTCGGATAGCTGATTACGGAGTTCTTCTTCCTCCTCAGGGGAAACACCGAACCAATTGACCTGCCAATCATTGAACAATCCACCGTTTGCGGTATCAGCATCTGCTTCAATGAACCAGTTATAGCTGGTAGAAGCATTTGCTGCCAGCTGAGGCTTTGTGGTGACTTCTTTCCATTCATCCGATGGAGGAGAGAGCTCCATTCTTCCTTGCCATCCGTACACCGCGTGCGGGTTAACATATTCGGAGTATGATGAATACGGTTGTTCGATCAATGGTACTTCTGTATAATTAAGAGTGACCAAAGATCCTGTCTGCTTGATATTTGAGGATCCACCGATATTTGGTACCAGATTTACATATTTCTGAGTAAATTCTGGAAGAAGGATTCCCTTCTCGGCCTCGATGGAGCAGTGATAGTCTGGGTGGTTAAGGGCACCGATTCCATGATCCACGAACGAATCAACGATGAATCCATTTTTGTAGCGCTGGTTACCGGTTCCATCCAGAATTTGTGTGTTGGCAGCGGATTTTTCGAGTAGAGACAGCGAGGTATAGTACTCAACATTCGAGAGTCTCTTCTCCAGACGACCGATATCGCGCATCGTATAGCGCTTGTTGTCGATCATCTTCGCCGAAAGATCAGCGGGGCCGAACGTATAGGCATTCATATTGATCGAGTAAAGAACCATGGAATCCTCAGGATCCTCAGGTGCTTTTGGAATAGTATTCGAAATGCCCTTGATAGAACCAAATTCTCCGTTCTTATTCACGAAGATCTTATCAATGCGTGGCAAGTAGAATTGAATATCTGTCAGTATTGTAGAGTTTGGAACAATACAGTTCGAGGTCGAAGCACCGGGACCTGTGAAATTTCCAGAACCGTTGTTACTCTTGGTCGGACGGAAGTCAATCGCATCACGGAGGGCGATCGCTCCCTTGATGGAATTGAATGTAGGAATATCTCCGTAGTCAACGCCTGAGTATGAATTCACGCCGAAGTAATCACCAGTATTATGCGTAAAATAATCGAAGATTACCAGAATACGACCTGTAGGAGCACTTGCTCCTGGCTTTAACTGCATGCGGGCCACGTCGTAGAAGTTTTCGCGCTGACCGTCATCCAGCGTATAGCGATCGGTGATGTTGGTGTCGTTGGTGGTGGCGTCAGTCAAACCGTTTGCAGACATGTACACTGCCTTGATTCTCAATACATCGGTCTGATCGAGAGAATCATAACCACCAGGTGTGGTGTTTGGTGACGAGAATGCCTTCTGACCGTTACCATAGGCTCCACTTGTCCAGGTCGTAACACCAGACACAAAAGTCTTGGTCTTTTCTTCTACATTGCGACGTGTCGATGCGATGACGTAGAAGTACAGATTTGCATTTCCACCTCCGAGTGAAAGGGTGACCGACGTTCCGCCACCATTCAGAACAGGATCTACGGTTTGGGCGACCTGAGTACCGTCACTTGCCTTTACAACTATGTAATCTGTACGATTAACCGAATAGAAGTTTCCAGAACCGGCTGACACAGTCAGCTGACCACTTCCGGTTGCCTGAACGTTATCAACCTTGCGCTTGACGTAGTAGAAGAAGTCGCACGTAACATCATCCGAGGAGCGAAGTGATTGAACGGCGCTAACAGGAAGCTTGTAGAGCAACGAGCTATTCGATGGATCATACAGAATCGCATCGGTGATATTAGAATCGATATCATTGACCGTTGCCGTGAAGTCGTATCCTGGGACAGATGTATCTTGAAGTGTACTGACATTAGAGAATGACTGCCCAGAATTCATTACGATATCGAACAGGTACAGCTTGTAGAAGGCCGCCGATCCAACAATCCCGGAAACATATTCCATGGCACGTGCACGGGCAAAGCCGATCGTTGTCGCTTCAGCATTAAATGTGATCGATCCTGCCGTCGCATGATTTACATTTACGGTAAACTGAGTCGAACTTATAATCGATTCAACAGTTGGAGACGCTCCAAATTCTCCGGTGCCACTTGTCTTCGTTAAGACCTGGCCAATTGCCATTTTTGATGTATTTCCACTTGTTAATGTTACCGTTGAAGTACCGGTAGAAAGTGTGGCAACAAGTCCTGTCGTAGCAGAATTCTTTAGGTTGATCCGACTAAAAGTAGCAGTATCTGGAAGTCCTACAACTGTATCGATATAGACGTATCCTCCGAGTGGAGTAAAGATAGATGCACCGTTGATGAATGCCTCATCGCGGGCCTTTTCCACTGTGACATATGTCGTATCCAATGTTTCGATGCGATAACCATTGACATACGCAACCGATGGTTCAAGGCCGACTGCCAGACGAGCTTTTCCATAATCCAGAGCTTGTTGGCTTGTGAATCCTGGATTTGCTGCCTGAATTTGCGCCTGCGTGAACAACCCACCATTCGTGCCGTTGTTATAGTACTCGCGAACGTTGATCTGGAACGGACGAACTGTGTAATTGCCAGACTCTTCGTAGGTACGAGTGGCCAGAGTGCGCGCAAGTTCTGAATACTCTGTACGAGCGCGTCCTGTTACTTGACCACCATTGATCAGCAGTACCTGAATGATATTGTCTTCTGTTCTGTTCGAGAGGAGATATGGCTCTACGACAAGATCGAGAGCAACCTGATAACGATGTGCTCCAGGTGCAGATTCGTTCGGAGTTCCGATAGAATTATCAACCAGTGATGCATCCTCAGCGGAGGTAATGATATTCTCTGAAATCTTATAGACTACGCGCGCAGATGGGTTTGTGGTATATTTTGATACAATTACTGAATCAGCCGCTGCATAGACAAAATTTCCTTTTACGAAATACACTCCCTCGTTGACAGAAACGCGAGTTCCCCTTCCTACAGGATTATCAGCTTCTGCCTTAACCTTAAACTTCTTCGTAGAATTATTGACGGTAAATGTTAAAATCTCTCCAGGAGAAAATCTGTGAGCTGTCTTTGCAGTATCTGCGCGAGTATAACGAACGAAAATGGTGAGAGCATCCGATGTGGTAGATGCCGTTACTTCAAGAACATCCGCAATGACTCCACTTGTGACACCAGTAACAGTGAGTCCTACAGCTGATGTGTAATAAGAAAGATTGCTTCCGCCGTCACCTTCAGGGTAGTACGTGGTTCCACCATCGCTGAATGTGCTTTCTAGCTTTACAAATTCGTAATTGGTGTCCAGAGACGCCTGGCCACCGAGAACCGGTGATCCTTCCTTGAAGACATGACTTCCAAAACGATCGATCTGTGCCTGTATGGCAGTCTGGAGCTGCGTCAGCTCACGAGCCTGAACGGCATAACCGGGGCGAAACAGAACACGCAGGTAGTTCTTTGACTGATCAAAGTCGTCGTAGTACGGAGGGATATTATAATTCTTGATTGCCATGACGGTTTAAATTAAATCTTAGAACTCCAGAATCATCTTGATGTCTTCGAGCTGCGATCCTGAACGAATAATAGCAGCGCGATTTTCAATGAACATGACTTCTCCACTGAATCGATCCACCTCTGGATTACTCAGAGTTGCGATTGGTCCGGATCCTGAGGATGCACCGCCAATTGTCATTCCGACGGTGAATGGAACGTATCCAGTCTTGTCATTCTGGTGGTATTTTAAAACACCGGTTGAAGGATTATATGCATCGACATATGCACGGGCTCCGGATCCGCCACTAGTATCTGTGATATAATCTCCGACCTGGAATACACCAGTAACGGATCCACCAGTTAATGTTAACGATTTAAGCGCCGAAAGAGTCGCGGCGCCGGCAATATTGGTAGAGCCCTGATTGTATGGATTCTTGATGATGCCAATCTGACGGAATGTCGCTCCGTCGACGATAAAGTCGCCAGAACCTTCTGGTCCATTCAACACTACTCGCATTCCGATGTAGAATCCACCAAGTTCAGAAACTGGGTCGGTACCATGTCCACCCTTTGGTGAAAGAATGGCACGGGCTGCTGCACCGGAACCACCGCCACCAGTGAATGATACTGAAGCCACGCTGTAGTTTGCTCCATTCGTAACAATATCAACCCTAGTAACAGCATTACCAGAAACAATAGCAGTTGCTGTTGCACCGGATCCATTTCCGTTGATTACTACGGTTGGTGCAGAAGTGTAACCAGTTCCACCGGCTGTCACATGAATGCGGTAAATCTTGCCGGCATCGGCGGCCGAATTATTCTGGTTGTTATATCGAGTCTGATCTTCCGGTGAGAGATCCACGATTCCACCCGGTGGGAGGACGACTGTTTTAACCGGCATATAAAGATTAGTCATAAATGCCGTGGCTTCTGCAGCAGTCACAGTATACATGTACTTCCAGATGTAATCATCGCCAGCATTTAATGGCGCCAGTGTAACGTGAGATGGTTCCACCTGCACTGTTGTGGCTGTAGGACCCTTGGCAATTAATTTGTAGACCTTAAACTCAGTTGTAATTACGTAAAATTTTTGAGTGAATATCGCGTCGGACGCATCATCCCATGGAACATACGCCTGGCCTGCGGTCCAATTGTAGCGAGGAATAATATGTGTGACAAGAGAAGAATCAACCTTCTTCAGGGCGATTGCATTTTGCCAGAAATCGTTCCTCTCTACCAGAGTGTCAACTGGAGTGGGAGCCGCCGTTTCGGGGCCACCTAACATCGAATTCCAATTGTCGGACTTACCAATCGCCAGGTAAACACTATCCGTCAAGGATGCAAAAACCTTTTTGAAGTTTGTCGCATTTTCAAGACGAAATTTAGATGTGATAATAGCTGCCATGAGAGTTAGATACTGTTAGTAAAATTTATTCCTAGCGGTGTTCCGTTCCACGTCTGAGTACCGATATAAAGGTTTCTCGAATAACCGGTAGGCCATGGATCTGCAATATTTGCACTATTTATAATACTTTCAATGGTATGATCATCATACGGATATAGAGTTTCTGCCTGCTCAATCGACATTGACTGATAAACATCCATCGTATTATAGTCAAAGAATTTAAGCATGAACGAAGTATTTGTACCAATAGGAACTTTGAGAACCATACTGTAGTATGATGACTCAACGCTCATCGTGAGATTATTTGCAGCCTGTAGTATGATGATTCTGGCCAAGTCTTCAGCAGAAATCAGTCCAGGTTGCAGCAATGGCATGATCGACTTACTGTCAAGTAATTGCAGCAAAATCAAGATCTCACCGAAGAATATCATTCCGGCCGGATGTACTAACTTGTTGAATGTATCTGACCAGACATCAAAGTTGTTACAGGTACGAATGACATATGAAAACTTCTGGTA